TATGAAATACAAACACAGATTATCATTTCGGTACAATGGCAAAAGATACGATGTCAAAGCAAACACCCTTGAAGAACTTTATGAAAAGAAAGCCATCAAGCTGCAGGAACTGAAAAAGAATAATATCATTTATGATAACAACGTCATTTTGGATGACTGGGCAAAGATCTCCTTTGATACCTATAAATATAAAGTGAAGGGATTATATGACACAAAAAACAGATACAAAAAATATATCTCCCCGGTCATAGGATCGCGCCCGATCGGAACCATAACCGCGGTAGAATGTCAGACAGTCCTGAATGCCTGTTCTGGAATGTCCTTCTCACATTGCGAAAAGTTAAAACAGGAACTGTCATTCTTATTTGAAACGGCAATAGACAACAGGCTCCTGCAATTTAATCCGGCTAAACGTGTCAAACTTCCTGACTGTATAAAGGGAGAGCGCAGAAGCATCACGGAAAATGAGCGAAAACATCTCCTTGCGGTATATCAAAAAGACAAAACATATCTGCTCTTCATCCTGATCCTTCGATGCGGATGCCGCCCGGATGAAGCAATCAACCTGATCGGCAGGGATATAGACCACGAAAACAAACGCCTTCACATACGCGGCACAAAAACAAAAAACTCTGATAGATTTGTACCCCTTTCTGACGAGCTATATGCCACCATAAAGCGCACAAAACCATTTGACCCTATATCACCTAACAGAGAAGGCAAAAAGCATTCTAAATCGTCATATAATAGGCTTGTGGCACATCTGAAAAGAGATATAAATATATCTATGGGATGCAAGACGTACCGAAACGCCCTTTTGCCACCTTTTCCGCTTGCCGATGACTTTGTTCCGTATTGTCTCCGCCATACATATTGCACTGACCTGTGCAAAGCTGGTATTGATGTCCGTACCGCGCAGAGACTTATGGGGCATGCCAACATATCCATCACGGCAGATATTTATACCCATGTCGATCTGAATGACATAGATCATGCCGGGGAATTATTAAGAGCGTATTTGCAAAAAAATGGTTGACAGTTTCCACCGGGTTTCCACCATTTGATGTCCGAAAATGTCCGAAAATGTACCAAAATCGAACTGTTGTTCAACAAAGAAAAAACCCTTGAAACGTTGATTTTTCAAGGGTTTTCTGCTTATGAGACACGGGGGATTCGAACCCCCGACAACCTGATTAAAAGTCAATTAAAAACACCGCATTTATGCGGTTTACAGGGATATTTCCACCGCCTTTCCACCGCCAAACTGATGTTCGCATCAAAAATTCATGGTCGAATTTGCAAAAAATAGAGCCGATCAGATGTCGGCTCTTATCAATGTTTTTATATATCCCTGAATATTGTCCATGCTCTCCAGCTTCTCAATAATATCCGCTTTTAAAAAAAGTTAAAAAATATTTTCAGGCACAAAAAAAAGAGCCCATACCCCGATAGTATGAGCTCTCTTTGTTCTGTAAACATATCTATATTTCCTGTTTGGCATGATTATAATATCACATCCCGGTCAACATTTCCACTTATTCCTGCGACAATTCCTTTAGATGTATATTGCCATGCCATAATATTGCGCCCTGTAGGCTTGTATTGTTCATCAATCTGTCCTGTGTTTTTTCCATAACGAGCTACCCAGAACATATACTTATCCTTTAAATACTGACTGATATAACCGTCATACCAGTTCTTATTGCAGTATATACCCACATCAAAGCCAGCTTCCTTGCATTCTCCGATAAATGCCAGAATAACTCCTTCAATGCCGTCTTTTCCGAGTGATATAAGACTATTATCTTCCACATCATACCAGATCGGCATCTTGCGATCCTTGAGAAGATTGATAACTCCGTCAGCTTCTCTGCGTGCCTCATCATGATTGAGCGCGTATGCGTACTTATAACAGGAATAATCAATCCCATGTTGAATACATCCGGCAAGGTTCTGTTCAAAAGTTGCATCAACAGATCCATTTTTCTTTGTTGACCGCATACAAGCGAACGATATGCCGCTCTCTTTTACTTTCTGCCAGTCAATACTTCCCTGACATTCAGACACATCCACGCCATATTGATATTCATGCCCCGGTACATCAGGATCACCCGGATCTGTTCCGGGAGCCTGTTCTGAATAATCAGGTCTGCCATATCCAACAATATTAGATGTCCTTTGACGAACCATGACCGCTCCGCCGTTATCATCCGAGCTGACAGATGTATTTCCTTCAATAGTCTCGATCACTCCGCCTTTGATGTCCTTAACGATCCCTACATGATTTGTCCATCTGTCATTAGTATTAAAATGGAAAAATACTACATCACCCGGCTGCGGATCTGAATGCCAGCGACCCTGCTGATTAAACCAGTTCCCCAGATCTTGACAGGATGCCGTCTTTTTTACAAGGCAGGGATTAAACTGCGCAAACACCCACCAAACAAACGCGCAGCACCACGGATAAGATGATCCTGACACTTCATGACCATAATATGCGGTATTATACTTCACATTGTTACTATTCGGCGGATATTCAGTGATCCCGACCTCTCCCATTGCTTTATTGATAATATCTTGAGCACTAGGCATTGTCATCACTTCCATTCTTATACTGGATATGCGAGATGCCGAGCAAACTTCCGAGAAGGACCGCGCAAGCCGTAATAGATTGAGCGATCATATTGCCCAGATCAGCCCATCCCCATATCTTACTGATAACCACAATGAATGTTGAAATAGCGGGCAGACAGATCACCGCGATCCATTTGCACCAGTCATACATTTTGGGTGAGAATATATTATTCATGTTTTTATCTCCCTTCCTGTAATATAAAACCATCTGCTCTGCATATATTTTTGTGACGTATATGGTAAACACTCCGACCGCAAAAAATATCAATATAGCACCGAGCATTATTGCACCTGATCCAAAATAAAGCCCTTCAATTCCTTGTGCATTGCTCTGATATCTCCATTCCCGATCCCCTGCTCAACAAGAGCTTCCAAGATTGCCTCCTGTGCCCGGAGTGTCATGCAACTCATTGATACTAATTGTTGTATTCTGGCATCTTGTTCGGAGAGCCTTCCGTCATATCGTTCAACTATGTCATTCCTGCCTTTTTCCATGTCAGCAAGTCCTTTATCCCACAAATCAGATTTATCTTCTATGGTTTTTGCGGCTTTATCCCATTTTTGCCGCCTATCATGTTCTGTATCATTATCTTCTTTAATCTCTTTAATAATTTTCACAAAACCCCAGATGGCAGCCAGTGCCACCGCTCCTGTTATTATTCCCTGAATATAGCCGAGTGCATCCATATTTTTCTCCCCATCAAAAAAGCACCCGGCAATGCCAGATGCTTTGATTGATTTGATTTTTATATTACATATTTTTTATGAGACGTTGCTACTTCTTCCTGTGATGTCTCTGCATAAATCTGTGTAGTGCTGACATTTGCATGCCCGAGCATCTTCTGTACTTGAGTGATCTCCATTCCGCTCTGTAATGCCAGTGTTGCTGATGTGTGCCGGAGAATATGCGGAGATAGGTCAATATTTAATTCTTCCGCAAGAAGTCCGATCGTTCTCTGTACGCTCCGCACTGATAATTGACCATATGGCTTCCGATCCGTCACGAATATATATTCAGAATCGCCTTTTCGCTCCTTCAGGTATTCGGTCAAACTAATCTGTGCATTAGTGTTCAGATAAACAGTATTATGCTTCTTACCTTTGCCGATGATCTTGACCGAGTTCTCATTCTCATCCAGATCAGAGAACTTCATGTTTATCAGTTCTCTTACACGGCACCCTGTAGAATATAGCGTGTCAACAATGGCAAGGTCACGTTTTGACTTGCAAGCCCTTCTGACCCTCTCAAGCTGGAAACGTGTCAACGATTTTCGCGGTTCAATCTCGTACTTAATTTCTTTGATGTTGCGACAAGGGTTTTTTGTGATATATTCCTCATTGACACACCATTCAAAGAAAGCATTTAAAATCTGCCGGATCTTGTCAAGCGTTCGATCAGATATGCCCTTTTGTTGTTGATACTGGACAAGAAAAAGCCTGATCTCGTTCGTCTCAATCTCTTCAGGCTTCCTTCCTACAAAATCAAAAAAGATACACAATCTGTTTGCGTACATTTTGATCGTGTCATCTGACAAGCCTTCAAGTTTCTTTGATGACAGATAGATTTTCACAAGGCGCGGAGTTTCATCTTCAAGAGCCGCTAGAGACGTTTCGCGCTCTGTGATGGTAAAGTCGGCTGCAATTCGGTCAAGAGTTGTCAATATCTGATCCAGCTCCTCCGAACTAAAACGAGTCGACAATTCCACCTGCATAGAATTACGCAGATGTTCGTACATATAATCACCTCCTCCAAGTTCCCCGGAAGATGATTATACTATATTCTGATTAAAAAAACACTCCGAAGGTGTCAACGTGTTTTCAACGTTTTCAACGCGTTGGATGCGTTGCGTAATCGTTACAAATTGCGACATACTACACATGATCAAAAGTATTCCAAAGTTGCCAAGCTCCACTTATATATATACGGGTATAAATCTTTGTTATGTCATATACTATTTGCGTGATACCCGA